AAGGATGCGCGAGTTTGAGGCAGCGCTCGAAGCAGGGCGGCTGCACTTTCCGGCCAACCCCATTTTGCGATGGATGGCCAGCAACGCCACGGCGCGGCAAGGCGCCAACGACAAACTACACCTGGGCAAGCAAACCGCCGAGGCCAAGATCGACGGCATTGTGGCCATGGTGATGGCTTTTGCCCGCCAGATTGCCACCGAGAGCGGCAACGGCATTGATGATTACCTGCGCAGCTTGCGCCCTGACGACACGGAAACACATTGAATTTATCCAGCATTGGGAAGATGTTGGCCACGGCAGTGGCTGGCCCAGCGGCAGCGATTGCCAAGGCCGGTGGCCGAGATTTACGGATCAACGACCCAGCTGGGTGGTCGGATGTGCGCGGCAATTGGACGGGCAAAAGCCTGCACGGGCTCACCTCGCTGGAGGTGACCACGGTGTGGGCCTGCCTGCGGTTGATCAGCGAGACCGTGGGCACTATTCCGCTGCACGTGTACAAGCGCAACGCCGACAACACCCGCGAGCGAGCGCGCGAGCACCCGCTGTATGAGCTGCTGCACGACTCGCCCAATGGGCAGATGACTGCGATCAGTTTCAAAGAGGCTTTGGCCGTGGCGCTGTGTAGCCAGGGCATGGGCTACCTGATCAAGCAGCAAATGCAAAGCACGGGCCGTGTGATTTCGCTCGACCCGGTGCCAGCGGATGCCGTGGAGGTGTTATACGACACCCACAGCCACAGCATCCACCACGGGCGGCCCATTGGCTACCGCGTCACGCTCAACGGTCGCCAACGCGACTACAAACCTGACGAAATAGTACCCATAGCAGGCTGGGGCGGCAGTGGTTACACCGGGTTTAGGCCGTTTGATGTGCATCGCAACAGCATCGGCATAGCCGCTGTGGCGGATGAATACGCCGGGTGCTACTTCGCCAACGGCGCGGCCACTGGTTTGTTGATCAAATACGACAAAATGCTGAGCCCCGAGCAGCGCAAAACGCTGCGCAAAGCCTACGCAGACCAGCACCAAGGCGCCAAAAACAGCGGCGAACCGATGATATTAGAGCTGGGCATGAGCGCCGACGTGCTCAAAAACAACATGGCCGACAGCCAAAACATCGAGACACGCAAGCACCAGATGGCCGAGATTGCACGGATCTGGAAAATACCGCCTCACATGCTGGGCGACAACAGCAAAGCCACGTTTAACAACGTGGAGCACCAAAGCCGACAGTTTTTACAATACACGCTTGGCCCCTACCTCAAGCGCATCGAAGAAGCGCTCAATCTGCACCTACTGAGCAGAGCAGAGCGCCGCGAGCATTACATCGAATTTGACCCAGCGGCGTTGGTGATGGCCGACGCCAAGACCAGCGCCGAAATTGCGCGCACCGAAATACTCACCGGCACGCTCACCATCAACGAGCGCCGCGCGCAGCTCAACCGACCACCGGTTGATGGCGGCGACAAGCCATTTTTGCAAGTGAACATGGCACCGGTAGACACCTTGCCAACGCACTTGATTGAAGACGACGACAAAGAGGCCGAATAGTGGACTACCTGAGCAGCCCTGACGAAATCAAAGCCAGCGCCGAGGCAGGCACGTGGACCGGATATGGCGCGGTGTTTAACAACCTCGACGACGGCCGCGACATCATCAAGCAGGCCGCGTTTAAAAAAATACGCCTCAAGAAAAACGGGCGCCTGCGCGTACCGCTTTACCACGATATGCAAAGGCTGGTCGGCGATGCCGAGGTATCGCAAGACAGCAAAGGCTTACTGGTCAAAGGCAAGCTCAACATGGCATTGCCAGCGGCGGAAGAGGCCTACCAGCTACTACTGGACGGTGGCATCGACAGCATGAGCGTGGGCTTTAACATCCTACCCAAGGGCTCGGAGTGGGATGAAGGCTACACCCAACGCACTATCACCAAGGCCGAGCTGTGGGAGGTGAGCCTGGTGCCGTTCGGGATGAACCGCAAAGCGAAGCTGACCAGCGTCAAAGACGCATTCGGCCAAATCGACAGCCCGCGCCAGCTCGAAGCGGCGCTCAAAGAAATCGGATTTTCCAACCGCGAAGCCAAGGCGATCTGCGCGGATGGATTCAAGGGGCTACGCCAGCGTGACGCTGGCGGCTCCGACGAGCTGCGCGACGCAGCGAGTCAGCTGAGTGGGATGCTCAGGCAATCTGCACGAACCATCGCCAACACCTAAACCACCTTTATTTGGAGCATTCCAATGGCATTACCTGAAGAACTCAAAGAAGCGCTAGACGATGTGCACAAGAGCATCGGCGCGAAAAACACCGAAGCCAAAAACGCACTAGAAGCGCTCGACGGCCGCGTGAATAAGATTGCCGACGAGATCGAGCGGCACGGCAAAGAGACCTCGGAAGCAAAAGACGCTTTCCAAAACCAAAGCGTAAAATTCAACGAGCTCGCCGACGAGCACAAAGAGCTCACGCAAAAGTTTGCCGAGCTCATGCGTGGCCCCGGTTCGCCCACCGCGCAAAAGTCGCTAGGCCAGCTGGCCGTCGACAGCGAGCTGATGAAAAAAGGCTCACGCGCGCGGGGCGATTTGGTCTCGGCAGACGACAGCGGCTTGGGCCTGATTGGCCAGCAAAAAGCCGTGTCTACCGCTGATGCCAGCGCTGGCCCCTTGGTGCCTACACAACAGCGCCCCGGGATTATGTACGACCCGCTGGAGCGATTGACCGTGCGAGACTTGCTCACCGTGCTACCCACCAGCGAGAGCATGGTCGAGTGGTATCGCGAGAAGATGTTTACCAATTCTGCTGACATTGTGGCCGAATTGGCGCAAAAACCTGAGTCCGACATCACCTTTGAGAAGGCGAGCACGGGCATGGAAGTCATTGCCCACTGGATCATGGCGTCGAATCAGATTCTGTCTGACGTGCCACGCTTACGCGCTCACATCGACATGCGCATGACGCACGGCCTGAAGCTGAAAGAAGAAGAGCAGCTACTGCTCGGCGATGGGACGGGAGACAACCTGCACGGCCTGATTCCTCAAGCTACCGACTACGACGGCGCAGCAGTTGGGGCGGATGCGGTCAACGACACCAACATCGACACGCTGCGCCGCGCGTTGTTGCAAGCCGAGCTCGCGCAATACCCTGCCGACAGCTTCATCATGCACCCGAAGGACTGGACCGACATCGAGCTGGCGAAGACAGACGACAAAGCCTATCTGTTCACCGACCCGAAAACAGGCACTGGGCAAATGCTATGGGGTCGCCGTGTGGCCACATCGACCGCCATGCCAGCGGGTGAGTACCTGACTGGGTCGCTGCGACTGGGCGCCACCATGTACGACCGCGAAGCGATGAGCGTTCGACTCGCCGACCAACACGGCGACGTGTTCACTAAAAACGCCGTGATCATCCTGGTTGAGGAGCGCATCGGCCTTGCCGTCGAGCGACCTGCAGCGATCATCAAAGGCGCCTTTGCCTAACAGCCCCAGCGGCTAACCACTGAGCGGCGGGGCAGTAGCCCCGCCGTCTATCGAGGACTGAAAAATGAAGCTACGCGCTTGCAAAACCTTTATGTGCAACGGTGTTTTGGCCCGTACCGGCAAGCCATTGCCCGATAGCGCCACTGACACCCAGATTGCCCACTACCTCAAGCACGGCATGGCCGAGCAGGTAGCAGAGGACGAAGCCGAGGCAGCCGCTAAGCCAAAAACCAAAAAGCCAGCAAAGCCCGCTGAGACCAAATAACGCATGCACTACACCACCACCCGCGTGCTCGAGCCCACGCGCTGGCCGCTAGCCCTCGCCGACGCCAAGACACACCTGCGCGTCACTCACACCGTGGAAGACAGCTACATCCAGTCGCTGATCGAATCGGCGACCGATGCCGTGGAAGCGGGCGCGGGTATTCGGCTGCGGGCCGAGTGGGGCGTGGTGGAAATCAGCCCCGACGACTGCAGCGGCTTGCAATACACCTTGACGTGGCCGCTGCGCGCGATCATGGACGCCAAGGCGCTGATCGACGGGCAGTGGCAAGACGTACCGCCCCAAGACATCTGCAGCGACTGGGAGCCCCTGACCGGCTTGCGCCACGTGGCCAACTGGCCTAGCGGCTGGCAAAAGGCGCGCATCACCGTGGTCACCGGCTACGGCCGCTGGCTGGTGCCAAAGCAGGGGTTTCCCTACACCTTCCCGATTATATTTGGGCTGGATGGCCTGCACGGCGACGCCATGCACCCCGTGCTGCCCCGCGCCACCATTGACGGCGACGAATACCAGATATGGGACGCCCCACCGCGCGCCTTGCAAGCCGTGCGCTTTTTGCTGGGCCACTACTATGAAAACCGAGAAGCCGTGATGGCAGGCAGCGCCGCTGCCGAGTTGCCACTCGCGGCCAACACACTGATCCACAGCTGCAGGCCCTTGTTGTATGGCTAGAGCAGGGCGGCACCGCCACTACATCACCGTGCAGCGCGTGGCCGACGGCGACACAGACAGCGCTGGCGGCGTGGTGGAAAAGTGGCAAGACTACAGCCAATGCTGGGCAGACCAAATGCCCACCGGCGGCACTGAATTTACCGCAGCGGCGCAAGTGCACGCCGAGCTGACGCACCTGTTAGTGGTGCGCTACGATCCCGACAAACGCATCCACCCAAAAGACCGCATCGTCTGGGATGGCGCAGTGGCACCGCTAGACATCTTAGCCGCACCGGTAGAGCACGCGCCCAACCGCAATTTGGTGCAAAAACTCACCTGCAGGGAGTTGGTAGACGGTGGCTAGTTACTCCGACCTGAAACGCCGAGCATTTAGCAAGCGGCGCAAAGCAATAAAAGCGGGCATACCTAGACCATTTTTAAGTTTGGCAGAGCATCATCTGAACAAAGCAATTTTTTTCAGATCCGAGACAGGATCCAACTACGACAGAGCATTAGACGAGCTGAATATAGCTATCGAGGTATTTGATGCTCAAATTAACCAGCGGTTTTGCCGGTACAACAATCCACTTCTTAAGTCGGAAATCCAAACCTAATGACTGACGACATTATGGAAGTACACGGCCTAGCCGAGCTCGAAGACGAGCTGGCTAAGCTCGGCAAAAAATCGGGCAGCAAAGTGCTGCGCAGCTCGCTGATGTTTGCCACCACGCCCACGCTCAAGCTAGCAAAAGCCAAGGTGGGTAAAGACCCAGCGAATGAGCGACACGGACACCTCCAAGACGCCCTGGGCCGCTCCAGCAAAGTACTGCGCAACGGCAGCGTGCAATTGCGGCTCGGTGAGCGCAAAAAAGCACCCAAATTGCCCAGCACGTACAGAGTGCACGGGCACCTGAAAGAGTTTGGCGCGCGGCATCACGCCGCCGACCCATTCCTGCGGCCCGCGATGACGCAAACCGCTCGTCAAGTCGTGGACCGATTCGCCCAAAAATTCAAACAACAA